GCTGTGCAGTAAGGGGAGGGGCTAACGCCCCTCTCTTTTTTTGTATCGAGGCGGTGATGACATGGACTACGTAAAAATCAAATTCAAGGGCGGATGGGCGCTGCTCGCCCGTGGGGAGTTCGACGCGACGAAGTACGAGCTGTACACGGAACCGGAGCCTGCGCCTGTGGGACAGGAGAAAGAACCTCCCGAGGAGGTGAAGGGGAATGCCTCTCGTAGTGGAGGACGGAAGCGGCAAGTCAAACGCTAACGCCTACGTATCACTCGAAGGCTGCGACGAGTACCACGCGAGCATGGGTAACAGCGCGTGGGTCGTGGACGACGAGGACGCCGACAACATTGCGGCGCGTGAAACGGCGATCCGCAAGGCGACGGTGTTCATCGACAGGAAGTACAACGGGCGTTTTCTGGGGCGGCGGCAGGGCGCGTCTCAAGCGCTCATGTGGCCTCGCTGGAACGCCATCGATGAGGACGGATTCGTTATTGAGGACGTCCCGGACGCGGTGAAATACGCGACCTGCGAGGCGGCTCTGCGAGCCTTCCAAGGCATGGACCTTATGCCTGACATGGAGCGGGGCGGGCAAGTCATACAGGAGACCATCGGTCCCATTTCGACCACCTATGCGGCGGGTGCTCCTGCAGGAACGCGATACGACATGATCGAAGGGCTTCTTCGCTCGTGCCTCTCCGGAGGCGGGCTGCGGATGGTCCGGGCATGAAGGGAGTGATGATATGAAGCTGGCATTCAGAGGAGCGCTCACGGAACCGTTCGCGGTGAGCGGCGACAAAATAGGCGTCATTGTTCCGACCGGATGGAGTGCGGCGGACATGACGTTTCAGGTATCGCACGACCGAGTCTCTTTTTTCGACCTCTACGGGTATGACGGGAGTGCGGTGACGGAAGCGACATCGACCGTCACGGCAAATACCGCTATTTCTCTGGCAGGAATAGCGGAGCATCTCGCCCCGTTCCAATGGGCGCGGATTCGTTCGGGCGTGGCTGCAACGCCTGTTAATCAGGGCGCGGTAGCCGCTGCAAGGGTATTCACGTTCGGCACCGGGAAAACGCTCACGGTCACAAGCGGAGTGGAAGGGATGATCGGAAACGAGCTTTCCTTCTCTTTCGAGACGAACAAGAAAGACGATTTGGAGCTTGCCGTCTCTGGGACGCACACGACAATCAAGCTCGCGTCGGATACATCCTTGAAAAACAGCGCGGCGTCGATTGAAGCGTTGATACAAGCGGCGACCATAAGCGATATTGACGTCACGACGCTGACCGTCGCGGAGAGCCAAGGGTATGCGGCGGCGCGTCCTGCGGCGACGAAGGCCGTGGCGGTGTATCAATTCCTCGACGAAGAAGAAACGTCCCTCGGAACGCTGACGTTCACCGCTGGAATAGGCGGTGCGGGAGGGAATTTCATATCTGAAATATCCTGGGGAACGAATGACACGGACGAGCTTGCCGTCTCGATAAACGACCTTGGGAAGCTGGAAATTATGCTTGCTCCAACGACGGCGAGCAGCAACGCGGCCGCGGCGATTGAAAGCGCGATACAGGCGCTGACCGATACGCCGTTCGACGAGTTTTTAGCGGCGCTTACGGTTGACGGTGATGCTACATGGGACGACGCCCCCGCAACTGGATTCACTGCTGTCGGCAGCCTTACCGAGGGCGCGACGGAGGGAGCCGACATAACGGTACCGGAAGGCGGGAATCTCTACGGAGGGGACCGCTTCGAGATTGAGCTGACGATTCGATGAACTGGCAGGCAAAAGCAGACAAGGCGACTGCGGCACTGAGAAAATTCGGGGCTGAGGTCGCCTTGGTGCGCGTTACACAAAGCACGCCAGCAAACGAATGGGACCCTCCCGCACAGACGGAAGCGAACTATCAGGGCAAAGGGCTTTTGCTCTCCTACGCCGCTCACTTGGTAGACGGCACGACGATTCAAGCCGGAGACGTGAAGCTCATGCTCGCGGCGGATATCGCCACAACGCCGGTCGCCGGAGACTTCATCGACGTGAAGACGGAGCGATACAGGGTAATGCGTTCCGAGCCGTTCCAGCCGGGCGGGGAGGTTCTGTACTACGACCTCCAACTGAGGAGGTGAGGACGTGGCGAACGCGAAACACTTTTCAATCGACCTGACGCGCTGGGGGGTATCGCTTGAGAAGGAACAAGCGCCGAAGTTCATCCGTAAAATCGCGCTTGACCTCTTGCGGAAAGTAACGATGAAAAGCCCGGTTGACACAGGGCGCTTCCGGGCGAACTGGATGGTTGGTATCGGCGGCGCGGACGAGACGACAACCGATAGCACGGTCAACGACGCCATGATGAGAGGTGCAATAATCCTATCGGCATACCGCGACCTCAAGCAAATACACCTCTCGAACAATCTCTCCTATGCGGCGGAGCTTGAGCATGGACGTTCCATGCAGGCCCCTCTCGGTGTGGCTGAAATATCAGTCGAAGAGATTGAAGCGCATTTCAACGGGGGTGCGGCATGAATAGCAAATCAACCTTCGATACGCTTGCGGGCGTGTTTTCTACCGGCTGGAAGACGCTGAAAAGCGCCGGGCCGCCTGCGGTCTACGAGGTGAAAACGCCGATAGCATGGCCGAACGTCAATTTCACGCCTCCGTCCGGGCCGTGGGTGCGGTTCAACGTCCTCGACGGTGAAGGCGCGTGGAGAAGCATAGGCTCTCCGGGAAGCAATATCGCCGGGTACGTAGGCGTGGTGGTGATTCAGATTTTTGTCCCACTTCTCTCCGGCGAATCGACCGCACGCGACTATGCAGATGCAGCAGCGGCGATTTTCCAAGGACAGGTAATCAACGGGATATTTTCCGGCTGGACCTCTCGCAGGAGTAGCGGAATCCGGTTCTCACCGGCGACCGCGCAAATTCTCAATACTTCGCTGGCCGACGGCTGGCATCAGATAAACGTCTCCATTCCATTCCGGCGGGACGTTTTAATTTAGCACAAGGAGGTAATCAAATATGGCGATAGCAAGCGCCGACAGGGTGCGGCTGGCGTATGTCGTGGAGCAAGTCCCCGGCACAACGCCGACCACTCCCGCGCTGCAAATAGTCCGGCTGACCGGGGAATCGCTCGATGTGACGCGGGAAAATATCGTTTCCAGCGAGCTTCGAGCCGACCGGAACGTCATGGACCTGATACAGGTGGGCGGAGGAGCCGGTGGAGGAGTGGAGTTCGAGCTTTCCTACGGTACGTATGACGATTGGCTTGCAAGCGCTCTTCAAAGTTCTTGGAGCGGGGGGAGCGCGGAAGACCCGGACAAGATTGTGGCGAGCACGGACATGATAAACGGCGCGTATACGGTCGCCGATAACCCTGCGACCCCTGCGCGGCTTACAGTCACAAGGACGGTCGTCGGCGAGGCCGATACGCCGGGCAAAATTACCATCACCGGTGTTGGCGTAGACGACTCTATCATCTCCGACGAAATAACGCCGGGCGCAACGGGCGTGACGGTGACGGGTACGAAGATTTTCAAAGAGGTTACGTTCGTCGTCGGCTCCGGCTGGACGAGCGACGGCACGGCAGACCAAATCACCGTGGGCGTGGCGGCTATGCCTACGGTGCTGAAAAACGGCTCCACGCCGAAGAGCTTCACGCTGGAACGGACACTTCTCGACCTTACCCCGAACGCCTACTTCCGCTTCAAGGGAATGCAGGCGAACAGGTTCAGTCTCACGTGCACCACAAAGGAGATAGTGAAGGGTTCCTTCGACTTCCTGGGCATGTCGGGAGAGGCTGCGGAAGAGGCGGTAGCAGGAGCATCGTATCTGTCCGCAAGTACAACCGAGGTGATGGACGCCGCGTCCGATTTCGCAGGGTTCTCCGTCGCAGGGCTTTCCGGCGTGCATGTGTCGAGCCTGAGCCTCGATGCGACGAACAACCTCCGCGCTCCGACAGCGGCGGGGAGCGTGGATGCGCTGGGGATCGGCGCGGGGCGCTTCGAGCTTTCCGGTTCGATTGAAGCATACTTTGAGGACATCGAACTGTACGAGGCGTTCCTAGACGGCGACGCTACGGCGCTGGCGTTCACTCTTGGCAGCACGGCGGGAGAAAAGTACACCTTTACAATACCAAACATTAAGTTCGAGACGGGGACCGTGCAGGCGCAGGGAAACGACAGCGACATCATGGCCAGCATGACCTACCGGGGGCTGTACGACTCCGTGAACGGATGCACGCTGATGATTGAGCGAGGTGTAGCGTAGTGAGCGGACCTTACAGCATTTTCCGGACCGACAAGGCGCTTGAAAAAGAGGGAATCATCCTCGACTACGGCGATTTCAAGATCAAGGTTGCACGGGCGGGCGGGGCGAACGCGGCGTTTCAGAAGGCGCTTACCTCGAAGATCAGGCCGTACAAGCGCCAGATCGACGCCGGAACGATCCCCGACGACGTAGCGGAAAAGCTCTTCCTCGACGTGTACGCAGAATCCGTGGTGCTCGGGTGGGAAGGTGTGACGGACGAGAAGGGCAAGCCGCTTCCGTTCTCCAAGGAGAACGCCGTCAAGCTTTTCAGCGACCTTCCCGACCTCTTCCGCGACGTACAGAATCAGGCTGCGGCTATTTCAAACTTCCGGGCGGAGGTCACGGAAGACACGATAAAAAACTGACAGACGCTCTCCGCTGGGAACTCCAGTGGGGAGCGTCCGCTTCATTTCTTGAAGACCTCGCGGAGCAAGGCGTCCGTGTGAAGTCGCTCGAATCGCGCCCGGAGCTTGACGAGGGCGTGATTTTCTTTTGGAACGCTTTTCAGATGCTCTCTCCGTCCCGCTCCGTGGGAATGGGACTTGGCTGTATCCCGCTCTCGGAAATACTCGCGTTCTGCGATATGGCGGACGTGCGCGGGGTGGACGAGCGCATCGAATTTGTCCGCGTTATACAGGCGATGGACGCGGAATTTTTGAAGCATAAGCCCGGAGGAGGTGGGAAGAATGCCGGTGCTTGACATAGTGGTGAACCCCTCCGGGGCGTTGTCCGGGGCGAGGACGGTGCAACGTAGTCTTGCCGATATAGGGCGGAGCGCCGTCGGCATGGAGCGCACAATGGGCGGCGCTGTGGGTCGCTTGAAGGGAATGCTCGCCGGGCTGGTCGCCGCCGTGGGGTTGAAAAATCTTGCCAAGGGTTTTCTTGACGCGGCGGTTACGGTGCAGAACTATCAGACCTCGCTGCAGGGCGTCATCAAGAACGCTGAAGAGACGAAGCGCGTCTTCGACGACATCAACAAATGGGCGGCGTTGAATCCCGTCGACACGGACGACTCTATCCAAGCATTCGTCTTGCTGAAGTCCGCTGCGGTGAAAAACACGAAAGAGGCGGTAGAGGCGGCGGCGGACCTCGCTACGGTCATGCAGGTTCAGATCAGCGACGTTGCAAGAGCGATAGTGAGTTTGAATACAATGCAGCTTCGGAAGCTGGGTATCCTCATAGACCAAACAGGGAGCAAGGCGATTATCCAGAGCGGGAATGTCCGGAAAGAAGTCGAGAAGGACACTGATAAAATCCGCGCCGGGCTGGTGGAACTTATCCAAGAGAATTTCGGCGGCATGATGCAGTACGCCGGAGACAACTGGTCGGCGGTTATGAAGACGATGGGCGGTCAGTGGAACTTTTTGCAACAGAACATCATGGGAGCCGTCGGCTCGGGCGGTCCGTTCGACCGACTGAATAAAGCAGTGATAGGCATCCGTGACCGCTGGAATGATTGGATGCAATCGGAGGATTTTAAGACCTTTGTCGAGCGGGTGCAGGGGGCGGTAATGCGAGCTATCGACTCATTGTTATCACTCGGAGACAAGATCGGCAAGGTTTTTGGCATGGTGCTTGAAAATGTGGACAAAATCATCTCCGCTCTCAAGGCGCTTGCCTCGGTAAAAATCTCAGGTTGGATGCTCGCTCTTTTAGGCGTTACCGGACCGGCCGGGAAGCTGGCGGCAGCCGGGGTTGGTGCTCTCGTGTATTTCAAAGACCAGGTAGACAGCGCGACCTACGGAATCAAGGAAATGACCGCCGAAGCGGAAAACCTCCGAAGAGCGATAAAGGACTTGGAGACAAGTCAATGGGTTATCGACCCTTCGCGAATGACGGCTATGAAAGACCAGCTCGCGCTTTTGGAAGGTCAAATCCTCCACTTGAAAGAGATGGATCGCCTTGCAGCAAAAGCAAGCGGGGCTATGGTTGCCCCCGTCATTACCGACGATGACGGGAGAGGGGGCGGCAAATCTACCGCCTCCGGTCCCTCCGCCGCCGAACGTCTCGTGGAGTCCATCCGCGACAAAATGCAGTATCTCTATGCGGACGGCAAGAGTTTCCTTCCCGTGCTTGACCAGTGGGCGGCGAAGCTGAAGCCACTCTCCGAGGACTGGAAAATGATCGTTGACCTGCAACGGGACATACGCTCCGACGAATCGAAGAAGGCGGCTGACGACGCAATCGCCGCGATGGAGCGGCTTGCAGAAAAAGAACGCCAACAGGCCGAAGCATTGGAAGCGGCTCGCGCTGGCGTTCAAAAGTTCTGGGCTGAAATGTCGTGGGCGAATCAGCAGGGGCTTATGACGGACGAGAACTACTTCGACATGCTCTCTCGGAGCTTCGACGGTCTGAAAGCGAAACTCGCGGCTGACTCCGGCGGATTCCTTGACCTCTCGCAGTGGACGAACTGGACGGAGGAAATGAAAACCACGTTCGCGTCCATGCAGTCGGTCGCCTCACAGATAGCCTCAACACAAATGACCACGCTCAACGAGCAGTTGGAAAAAGGCGTTCTTTCTCAGAAGGAATGGAATGCTGCGGTACAGGAATTACTCGACAAATACTCCGCGCTTCCCGCTGTCGTGGAGCAGG